ATATTCATCTTGTGAAAAGGCATTTACATCAAAAGTTCTTTCAGCCATTCCGTTTACAACAATATCAACAAACTTAGGGATAATTGGAACTGGTTTCCAATCTAAGTTTAAATAAGATAAATCACCATTTATTGATAATTCGTTTTTATATTTTTGAATAGGTTGTTCTCCTCTAGCATATAGTCTTAAATGGTGAAAACTGTTTACGTAATTAGCAAACTTACTAGTAGAACCAGCAAACCATTCATGCCTTATAGCTTTAGCAACTTTCTCACCGTACTCATAGCTAAGTTTTTCTAAATCACTAACTGCTTGAGATGGAAAATTTATAACAGACTCTGTTGAAATCTTCATACTTTGTGTTTTATTATTGTTGATTGAAATCCTTTATTATTATATCTTGATATATTTAGGTCTAACTTGGTTTTTTCTCTTTCTGGATTCGGTCTATATAAATGTCTATTGCAAGCCATTATAGCTAAGCCAGAACTTATTGAAGCATCATGTTTTGTTCGTTTATTTATATCGAATTTAGTCCAATCATTTAACGTGTTGTTAAAGTACATAGCACCATATGTTCCATCCTGTAATAATCCAACATGATCGTTAATATACATTTCAATTGCAGCGGCGTGAGCTTGTTTTATATCTTCACTAGAGTTTGGTATTCCGCCAACTTCTCTTTCCGCAACTGATAATTTGTTCCAAATTTTATCAGGTCTATTCATACTAAAACCTCTATATCCTCTTCTTCTAAGATAATATAAAAGTCTAGGTTTATTATTTTCTGCTAATAGCGGCATACCATAAAATACTAATGCCATTAATACGTCTTCAAAAAATATATCAGCTGTTTGAGGTCTTGCTATATATTCTAAAAAGAAAGTGTTAGCTGGAGCATCTTCCATTGAAAACTTAGTTAATCCGTGTAAAGCTCCTTTCGATCCAGTTCCATCAACTGTTCCTGATATATCGTATGAGTCACAACCGAAAGCTCCCATGTGTTCATTACCTGGATATTTTACACCATTCTTTATAATGACATTATTCTGTAGTTTACCGCTTGGAACCCAACTCACTTTAAATCTTCCATTTGGATCTGGATTGAAGGTAACTTGAGTGTCTTTAACCCCATTCGTCCATTGAAAGTTGCCAGTGGTTAATACTGATGAATTTCTGTTTCCTTCGTTATAATCTATTTGTTCATATATTTTAACAAGGTTAAATAAACTATTTCCAGTTTCATCTCTAAATGCGTGTTCTTCTGTTCTTGGGAACTGACGATAAAATTCATTTAAAGCATCTTGATCATCTTTTAACCCATCAGCTTCATTCTCCCAGTGATCTATTACACCGTAATCTATTTCTAATCCATGTGGATCAAATGTTTGTTGCTTAGGAGTATTGAACACAGGTCGTCCGAATTCATCAATGAATCCCTCGTAATTCCATTCCATAGGAATAAACAAAGAATATAATCCTGACTTAGTCTGTCCATTACGATTTCTTTTTGTGACATCTGAGTTATAGTATAAGTTTTTAAAATTATCACCTCCTTTATCTAACGCGTTGGATGTTGATCCCATCATGCATTTACCTATAATCCTACTACCTAATCGTAAACAAGTTTTTGTAACTCTCCAGTTATTTTTTATATTATCAGGTCTCTCCCATTTACCACTTTCATCATGTACTAATAAAGAAAGCTTTTCACCATCATAACTATTATCACCTGTGTTTTTCCAGTCAATAGTCGTGTCAAGACCCTCCATATCATCTTGTTCCTCTCGTTCCCTCATTTTTCTACGAGTAAACTTTTTAGCAGGAACTCTATATGCTAGTTCAGATTTTGGACGATCCATACCATCTTGTATTGGCTTAAAGAAGAATGGATAGTTGATACTAATTGGTACTACTTTATCAGTAAACATCTTTTTAGCATCAGCACCAGTTTTAGATAATATACCAAATCTACTATCACTAGCTAGTGTTGCTTGATGAACTGTTTCCGCTGAACTCATAAATGAAAAACCAGAACGTCTATTTTTTAAGTAACACATCCCATAACTTCTGTTATCAGCTTTGCATGCTTCCCAAAATATAAAGAACAATCTGTTAGCTTCTCTAAAATCAGGAGCTCCAACATCAATCTTGCTCCACTGTAAATACATATAATGTGTACCCGTGATATAAGTTGGTTTACCATTATTCATAAACCAAAATCCTTCTTCTCTTCTTCTAAACTCTTCGTCTATATATCCGTAGTGTTTCTCTTTAAAGTCATCTGGATAATCTTGCCAATCGAATACTGTTTTGATTCTTTTAAAATCAGGATTAGATGGAAATTGCTTCCACTTTTGTTTTGACTTTATTTTACTACAAGAATATACTTCCTTTGGTTGCTTTGGTAACGCTATTTGAAAACCTTGTATTTCAAGTATCTCGCCAATTTGGCCACTCTTACTAATAACAACAATATCATTTTCTTTATTATAACCGTACTTCCATTTTTTAGATTTATTAAGTCTTTTAATGGTATTCAATCTTATAGGTTCTACAACCTTATATAAAGTTTGTTTGTACATTATTTAGATCTTCCTTCTGCGAATCCCTTAAAAGTGTTTTTCTTTTCTTCTTCTATTGATCTTCCTTCAAGCATTGCTTCCTCTTCATGGATTCTATTTAGTATTTCAAAAGCATCAAATATAGCTAACTTCTTTGTAGCTGCGGCATTCTTTAATCTATCAGCTGATATATCTTCATCTGAGTCTACTATTTCTTCTCTAGCTACTTTGATTAATTCTTCAACCGCTTTTTGTCCAGCTAGGATTATATTCTTCTTCGTCTCCTTGATATTCATATTTAATTGTAATAAATTTATTCATAACTCTATATAATCTCTCTCCATTTATAAAATCTTCAACGTTCATTTTAGGACCAAAACCAACTATTTGATTCTCCTCAAAAGCACCGTCACTATATTTTATAATACCAACTAGTGGTGTTTCTATAGATGTATTAAATTTATCTTTAGATTTCAAAGGTTTAACAAAAGAAAAGCCTGGCATAGTTTGCCAAACATCTTTAGATTTATATAAATATATTTGATCTCCCGATATTATATATCTATTATCTTTCCAATAAGATCTACTATTTCTTTCTATACCTTTAACGTCATTCCATCTTCTAAATACATTGTGATGTACTATTACTTCATCACCCACGTTAATGGGTGATTGAAATAATAATGGAGTAGCGATTACTTTCGCTAATCTATTTACATACAGATGATTGTGAGTATCTGTATTAAGTATCAATTCTTTACCATCAATTTTAGTAGAATTATTGTACCTTCCACCTATTGGTTTGATAATAAAATCTTTATAAGCTTTCATTAATACTCTAGATTATATTCTATAGATATAGCCATATTTTTATTAAAATCTTTCCAAGGTATAACTATATCACCTTTTCTAATATAAATACAATACTTATCTTGTTCTTCTATTATATCGCAGATTTTATGACCACCATACACTTCTTGATCAACGGCGTAGTGCATGGAATCTGTTTTGTAATTTTTACCTATAGTTATTTTTCTTATTATATTACTCTTCATTCTTTTTGCCCTCTTCTTCAGGCCAGTTAATCTTACCGTCATCTAGATTAACATCAAATGTACCATACTCTTTTTGTAGAGTATCTTGAAATAAACTAACTCTATCTCTAGCTAAAGATAGATTATGTAGCATAGTATGCTTTTGAGCTTCTACTTTACCTATATTGAATTGCATTGAGTTTATACCATTCACTAGGTTTTGCAACTGATTTAAATGTTCATCAGATATTCTATCCTTTTTAACTCTTTCTACTTTTGGAGTTTTTTCCCCATCATTAACTACATCTTTAAAAGATTCTTGTGTTACTTTTTCGTTTTCTTTTTTTGCCATTTTATTTAATTTTATTTGATTATTATTTTTGTTTATCCATAGAATTTAAATTCTATATTCTTTATGTAAAATTCTGCATCAGCTTGTGGTAAATCACCACCTAATGTCCAGTATATTCTTATCCTATTATAACCACTATCTCCTATAGCCTGTGTTACCTCTAAAGAAACGTTTTCACCTTGTGCAACGTTAGCTCCAATATCGCCCCCTATTCCACTAGTGGTATTTTTTGATGAAAATACAGTGTGTACACTATCTGTTCCACCCCAATCTTGCCCACTAACATTATGTAGCCATAAGTTAGCGGTAGCCACAAAGTAATCATTAGAACTAGTACTCCACGATGGACTTATACTTTTTGCTATAGCAACAAATCCAGTTTGAGTTTGATTAAAAGCACCCTTCAACCAATTTGGATCTCCAGATCCACCTGGTCTATTATTACCACCAGTTAGAGTTAGTGTTCCCTCTACACTATCACCACTCCATCCATCTACACCAGATGAGAAATCACTAGTGTAAGTTCCTAGAAGTTGTGGTGTTATACCACCACCCGTGTACAATGCTGATCCTAATCCTAACATATTTTTGTTTTTTTAACTTGATGCATCTCCGGTTCCATATATTTGAACTGATATGTTTCTCAGATACATCGCGTCCTCATCTAATGGTAAATCTCCACCCGTTAGAAAGTAAAATTTAAACTGATCTTTAACTCCATCTCCACTCCATTCACTTGGAGCGGGCCATCCATTAATGCTGATAGTTGTAACTTGTCCTAGCGGTACATAAATCCACGATGCTGCACCCATAAATTGTGTAAGTATTTGAACATCATCTCCACCTGACGCTGGATCCCAATCTCCTTCTAAATATATCTCATACGATACATCTGCGTAATCACCAGCACTAGAAACGAGGGGAGCAACAGGATCATCAAAGTCTCTACTAATTAATCCCATACCAGTTTGGTTCTCGGTAAACTCCATTTTGTACCAATCATTTGTAGACGTAATACCAGGTGGATTTGCTCCTCCTGAAAAATTTGGAGTTCCCTCGATTGAATCTGTAAGAGTCCATCCGTCAGTACCACTACTAAAATCAGAGGTATAACTATGCAGTAATCTAATAGGATTAGGCCACGCCCCTGTTGAAATGGAGTTACCTAGTCCTAACATTATTTTCCGAAATAACAGATTACGCCTCCATCTCCATCAGCCTCAGGAGTGAATTTTGTCCATCTACCATATATAGTTAATCCTTTTGGAAATTTAACACCCTCAGTAGTTGTACCACCACCTCCATGGAATGGATCTAAAAAGTATAATCTATTATCACCATCTATATGATCAATTTCAGCTATACCTGCTCCTGACGATCTTTTACCAACTTCTTTCACTGTTAATGTTGTATTATCAGAACCAAGACTAACTACCTCCATGTAGTTTTTATTTGGACCACTATATATAGGGTCTATATGACCAGCTGCGGCATCAACTGTGATACCATTATCTATTCCTTCGGTAGCATCGTCACCAATTAAAACTATTTGACCTGGTTTTATTTCTCCATTTCTTGCGTGGTCAGTTAAAGGAATTACACCGGTAGCTACTGTACCAGCACCTGAAGCTTCAGCGAAAGTTACACCAACAAAATTTGCGTCAGGTCCACCATCTGCTGCAATTTCATCATCTTGATGCGTTGGAAATTGAGGTCCAGCACCATGTAGTGTTTCTGTCTCCATTACGGTTGGTGTATTGTCTGCTAAAAATTGAATAGCTACAATAACGTGATCTTTTGGTGGATATATTGGGAATGCTAAATTACTAAAAGCACTACCTAGTTGTCCGAAGCCATAAGCGACTTCTGTTGAGTTTTGTCCCATTTTATTATTATTTATTTTGTTCTTGATTCTTTTTTGACGATCCGCCGAAAAAGAAATCGACAACCGTATTAACTTTTGCGCTCATAGCGCCAAATATTGTAGAGATAAAACTTATCTCAAATTCTCCTAAATCTAGATCTCCTAATACGAAGACTCTAAACATCATGAAGCTTAATCCAAAGTACGCGACCGTAAATAGTGTCGCAAGTATTTTCTGAATGAGTGCATCGTCTTTATACATATCTCTAGCGCTCTTTCTGTCTTCGACTTCTTGTTTAAATGCTTCTGTTTCAGCATCAAGTAATAGTCTTCTAAGAGCAAGCTTTGCTTCATCTCTTTCTTTGTCTGTCGTAATAACTTTGTCAAGTATTCCTTCCGCATTGTCTACTACTTTGCTGAATAAGCCACCTATAAATTTACCAATCATCTTTCATTATCTTTTACCATATCATCGATAGACTTATTCATTACCTTATCGGTGTATGATTTGTTATTAAAAAACACACTTTTTTCTGATGTAGGTATATCTTCTTCTCCTAAAAGTATACGATATATCCTACTTATTAAGTGTGAGCACTTAAAGGAGGTTTTGAATACAGAGTATTTGATGGTTGTTCTATTCCTATGTCTCCAAGCTTCTATCCAACCATTCCTCCTTAATTTCTCCCAACGGTTCTTATCCCAACTCATAGTATAAGTACCATCAATGAATTCTTGACGCGTGAATCTTCCTTTACAATCTAAGTAAATAAGAAGTTCTAAATCTGCATCTGTTAACCCGTAAGTTTTACAGGCCCATTTTCTAACGAGCCTGTAATACTTAAGGATTTGTAAGTCACGCAAATCATGACTTGTTAATCTCATTTATTATGTATCAAGAGTTGCAGCAACACTAGCTATTCCAGAGACATCATTAGCAAGTTTTAAACCTCTCATGTCATCTACAACGACTACCATTCCTTTAACTTTATTATCGTCAGCCACAATATCAGTTATACCCTGTGCAAACTCTTTAAATTTAGCAGCAGTGTGCGTTACTGTCATAACATCAACGGTTACAGCATCTCCAGTTTTTGCTTTAAAGTTTAAAGCTGTAGTATCAGCACCAGCAACGGCTATACCTCTTAAGTGTTTAGCGTTATAGACATAACCGTTTCCTTCAACATATGGTTTTAGTTGTGTTACTACAATGTCATTATTAGCACCAGTACCACTCTTAGTCCAACCATAAACTGGATCGGCAGCAGCAGTTGCTATTGTTATAGTATCTGTACCATCATAAGTTAAAGCATTAGGATGTATCTCTACAACAGCAGCTGTAGCGAGATTGATATTGTTATCAGTGTAGTAAGTTCCCCAAGTTTGATTTGTAATGTGAGATGTTACTGTTACTTTTAAACCACCGTTTTTAATAAAATCTGTTCCTGTTGGAACTGGGTTATCAAAACCACCTGTTGTTAATTGACACGTTTGCGCTGCATGGTTATCAAAAGCCATAGTAGCTGCTGCATCAATTCCAAAATATAAATAATTATTTCTCATTTTTTTTAAATATTAATAGTTTATAATTGAGTTAATGCGCAGTCCGTAATGTATGGGCTACAAAATTCCCCACCAGTTGCGTCAGCGATTACGATGAAACCGTCTCTCGGTTCACCAGCCATAGCTTCACACACGTCTTCTATGACATCGATATTTCTACCTTCAGCATGTGTTAAAGTTATGATTGTTTCTGCGGCACCTGTATTAGCTCTATCTAAGAAATACATTTTTGAAGTTGTCGCAGTTGTTGGTCCCATAGCTAAAAATAAATCAGCGTTTATCATTAGCGCATCATCAGCAGCGTCCGACGGGGCGCTACCAATTGATT